CTCTCCTTTTTTTATCTTACCTATATACTATACCTGATATTATAACAAATGTCAAGTACTTTCTACGACTTTTATCAACTTTCTTTTGATAGTGATTAGACTATCTTGATTAGCCTGATACCTGATACCGATACCACCTTTGTCAGTCCACCTCTTAACATTGTCTGGTTTATCATCTACCAGAATGTTTGGTGTACCGTCAATCTTATTGACTGCAAATCTTTCTTTCTGGCCTGTGAAAATTAGCATATCCAAGTCAGGCAGAAACCCATATCTTGTTAACCAATTTCTTTTCCAGAAAGCAGAGTTGTCTCTGTCACCCCTTAGTGGTGAAGAACAAATACCAAACTCACCAAGTGTTTTAGTGAACTCGACTAACTCAGCAGAACTGTTATAAGGTTCTAATGTATTAAAGAAGTCAGTACCCTTTAAGTCAAGAATTGACTGTTCAGTCTTAGGTATCTTTTTCCAATGGTCTACATTAAACTTTTTTTCTAACCCACCAAAGAAGTCAGCGATGACTCCATCCATATCTAAATATATTTTCATTACGATCTCTCCATTCTAATTTTATCCATTCTTATCACACTTTCAATCCACTTCTCTGGAGACATTATGTGTTGTGACACTGTAATCTTCAGTTTTGATTTCTTGAATTGTCCCTTTAGCATCTTTGCAAATTCAGTACCCAAGAACCTAGAAGACAGTTTGATTACATCCCTTCTAAATCCAATATCGTGGTGCATATTACCACACAAGTGAGCGAACTCATGCACGATAGTGTAAGGACAGTTAGTCTCTGCAAGTCTCATTGCACCATACCAAGTTGCCTGTCCAGCAGTAGCACCCCTAAAATGTGCCTTCTCAAGAATTGGTTTGGTAACTCCAGGCTTTGATGCATCTTGTTTAATGCATATATCTTTATATGTCTTAGACTTTGCAATCTTCTTGAAATACTTCTGAGACTGTTTCCAATCAAGATATTTGAATTTCACATCATTAGGGTACTTTTTTCTGTACTCTGTAATTGCAGCGAATTCTGAATTGTAGGTTTTCTGTCTACCAGAATCTCTGAAGTTGGCTTTACCAGTTTTGATAACCTTCTGTTTCTTTGACCAATAATTCGCATACTTATTTGCATACTCATGGGACATAATCTTAACTGCACCTTGGTAAGCATCTGTTGAACTTTTATACATAATTAACCTCTTTCTCTATTATGCTTATAGGCTAACATAGTTATCACAACAAGTCAAGAGAAAAAGACAAAAAAAATCCCTGTAAAAACAGGGACTTATAAAGTTTTTTTATTGGTTTTATCTTTTTTTCTTATTTAATTCCTGATTTATCCACCTTTTAGCAAGGTGATTCGTTACTTTCTTTTTCACTAGTAACATAACACGTTTCCACACCTTTGCAAATATATCTTCGCCAGCGTCATTATTATCTACAACAATAAAGTTGGAACTACCAAATAATGATTGGAATTTACCCACGTTCATCTGCACCTCATTCCACATAGTCGATACTTGATCTTCTGGTAGTGTGCGTTTTCTTTCTCTATTGCGTTGTTGGGCAGTATCCAGTGAAGTGTTGACAAAAATCATAGAACAATCATATCCAATAGATTTGAGTCCTTGTACTTGTTTTGCAATCTTATTATAATCTTTACCTGTACCATCAATGATAACACCAAGCCTACCATTTAAGAAACCAGCCTTCATGGTTGAAGTAGTCTTCTTTGCCTTGACACGAATCGCTTGTCCCTCATCAGAATAGATATCCTCTGGTGTAGTTTCTAGTCCAGCGTCCTTTAACATCTTTTCGTAGATGTCATCGCTGTTGACAATCTTCATACCAAGTCCACCTGTGGTTTTTCTAACTACATAAGACTTGCCGCTGCCAGGGCCTCCTGCTAAGAAGATTGCCTTAAATATATTGGGATCATAAACCCCCTCTTGTAGTTCCGTAAAATTTTTCATATTTTATTCCTAACAACTCCATCGTCTTTTGTTTATACATTTCCTCATAGTATTTAGTTTCCTCATTATCCTCAATGTTTATATCCCTGTCTAATGCTCTTTGAAATGTCATTGTCTTAATACGATTTTTGAGTTTTGTGGTCATTTGTTACCTCTATGTCTGGTTTATGGTTATCATAACAAAACGAGTTGTTGTCTTTGGCCTCCCCTAAAAATTAACTTCGCCAGGATCGGATGATCCTCTTGGTATTATTTCTTCTGTTGATTTACCACCGTCTAGTGCAGTTACACCAGCTGATGGATATGGTATTTGTACTGTATCACGAATACAGTCCATGTATATTTCATGTCTAAGTTGTCCATCGCCTCTAGTAAATTCATGTTTCAAATTCTTTACAACATATCGACCTGTAAGGAACGGATCAAGTGATTGCCCATCACTAGTTTTATTCTTGAGTTGAATACCAATTAAGTCTCCAGCCTGAATAGTTGTATTGCCAGGCACCTTGATTCTAATAGATACTGTACCTTCAAGTGTACTAAAACGTGAACGCCTTTTCTGTAACCACTGGTCTGTACCTGTATAACTGACTTCTTCGTTAAATGCTGGATTAAACAATCCTTCATCTACATCGTTTCTTTCAACAGTTTGTACATGAAGTATTGACATAGGATAGTCTGATATTGAATTACCATCATCATCTATTACCTTTGATGCAACAGGAGATTCCTGTGAACCGTATGCATTAAACTCGTCAACATGAATATCTTTGTCAAATTCGTCTAAGTATTTGTAATCGTAATGTTTATATGATTTGTTATATGGGTCTATAACCAAGAGATTTGAATTATACATTCCAGATCTTCTATTCAAAATAGTATCTGTTGAATTAGTAATCTCATAACTGAGAATATTCTGTAGGTTAGATAGAACATTAGCATCTTGTTCGTTTGGTGTAACCTCACGATACACTGCTCTAGGATTCTTTCTATCCATCATACTGTCGATGGTTCTGAAGTAGTATCCCTTGATTGTCTCATAAAATAGGAATGTTGGTGAGAAATTGTATTCTTTTGATAAACACCTCTTCGCAACACTGTTTATAAAATCAAATGGACGCATATTTGGAGCAACCAGTTTGAATAGATTGGTTGTCTCCTCGTAATAAAATTCTTTCTTAGAGTTCAGTAGTTCAGGATCACGAACAACCTTTTTAATAATGTCTACTGCTGGTTCGCCAGTATATGACTGACTTACTCTAATTCTGTTATTCCTAACAATTTCATTAGTAGTGAATCTAAGTGTAAATGCAGTTGTATTATCGTTGACATTCTGTTTAGCCGCAACATTATATACATGAAATGGTGTATCAGAAAAATTGATTGCCATGTTTCGTGTGATATCATCTTTTGCATTGGGTGTTACGAGAACAAGTTTAAGTTTTTCCTGTCCTACAACCGATGCATTTGCAAGCAATCCCACAGTGTCTACAAATGAAATTGAACCAGTAATAGAGTTTTTAAAGATATTTTCAAATATCTGAATGCTTGCAACCAAGTCTCTTATATCTAACTCTAGTCCACCTACTGTACAAAGTGTACATTCTTCAATGATATATTCACCAGCATACTTTATTTCTGCCATTGTATTATCCGTTCATCAAGTTTTTGAGTTCTTTTTTCATGCCCTCAATATAGATAGGTTTAATTAATCTAATCCTTCTCTTTTTTTCTTGGACATTTTCTTCATATTGATAATTTGTAATTGCAGTTGCACCAGCTGGAATAGTGGTTGCACTTTCATTTGGAAGTTCTATGGTGAATTTAGTATCACCAGACTCTTGTGTATATTCATAATGATGAATTTCATCAACGTCATCATATTTAGATTTAACAAACGATTCAAACTGTGGAACTGTCATAGGCCAATCACGGTAATAATCAATTACATCATTGGTTAATATGATAATCCAGTGTAATTCAGAATCACCATAAAATTCATTTGCAATATACTCTGGCGTTTCACCAGATTTTACATCATAGAAATCAAACCCCACATATGATTTTTTTATGTAGTCTTTAATTCTAACTCTCTTGGTTATATCAGTCATTAATATAAGATTACCATCACCACGGACATCATAATTTACTTTGGGAAATTGTGAAAAGTATGACATGATTAAAATCCTTGAGCAATTTGTTGTTTAGTGATAATACCAAGTTCTTTGAATGATAATGTAATAGATGTTTCTACAGGTTGGTCATCAACAAAGAACTGTGCTCTCTCTCCACCATACTGTACTTCTACACTTTCTAGTACTGATGTAGCAATTCTGTGTAAATGTTTGTTTGGTTTGTATTCGATATCAAAGGTTGATGGAGCAATCATTGTTCTTGAATAATTTTGACTTCCCTCTATTTCTGGCATAGAATGATATCTAAATGCAGTTACAATCTCTTCAATTTTCTGTGCTTCTTCTGGAGATGTAGGAAGTAATCTAAATTGGAATTGGAATGTACGTCTATCGACACCTTCAAACTTCATCTCCGTTCTGTTATTTCTTACCTTGCCTGTTGCAGCTTCAAATGCAGCAACAGCGCCTGGAGCAATAGAACCATCTGCCACCTCTAGTGCAGCATAACCAAGTTCTACTCCAGCATTAACTGCTCCAGATTTTAAAGTTTTCCCAGCGGCAGTTGCGAGGCCGGCAATACTCATTTTTTCACTTGCAAAGTTTTTAATAGCACCCTGTGCGCCTGCAACTAACATACCAATCTCTGCTTCACCGTAGTTCGCTTTGTGAGATACATTGATTTGGTTTGGCATATATAATGCAATTGCTTGAGACAGTTGTTTGGTTGGAGCCCTATCAACTGATAACGTGCCTGGATCATTTGATACTGCACCGCCTGTGCCACCGTCAGCAGCAAACGCCCCTTTGCCAAATGTTATTTGACTGTTCGACTGAACATTAACAAAGAACATAACATAATGATCTGATCTCTTCATATGTCCTAATTCTGAAGGATAAGATAAAAAGTTGCCCTTTGCAGATGCATTTTGTATCCTTGAAACTGTTGGTATAAGCGCCATATAAATAATCCTATAATCTTGTGAAAGTATTTATACAGACTGTAATGGCATATAAACCACATAAGGGAAGATATGTTCCCAATAAACCCAAAAAATATAGAGGCGATTACAATAATATTGTATATCGCAGTTCGTGGGAGCGTAGGTTTATGTTGTACTGTGACAGAAGTGATGCAATTATTGAATGGGGTTCTGAAGAGATTATTATCCCATACCGTTCACCATTAGATGGTAGAATGCACAGATACTTTCCAGATTTCTACATCAAAGTAAAACAATCAGATGGTTCAATCAAAAAGATGTTGATTGAAGTCAAACCCAAGGCACAATGTGGCCCTCCCCCTATACCTCAACGTAAGACTAAACGGTTTCTCAATGAAGTCCGTACATGGGGTGTGAACAAAGCAAAGTGGGATGCAGCTATTGAGTGGTGTAATGACAGAGATATAGTATTTAAGATACTTACTGAAGATCATGTTGGTTAGGTTGTATAAATAGATGTATGACGTATTTTGATGAATTATTAGAAAAAACTGGTGGAAACGAACGCTCTGTTGATTGGTTTAGAAAACAAATCAGAGAGATGGGATTACCACCAACAAGGCAACTTGTTAGTGAGGGGTTGATTAGTCAACGCCCACAATATGGACGCATGAACTTTTTTTTCTACGATGCAAAGGGTAAAAAAGAATTGCCATATTATGATAGGTTTCCTTTAGTATTACCTATTGGAATTGCAGAACAATCAGGATTTGTTGGACTAAACTTTCATTATCTATCAATACCTATGAGATTAAAACTATTAAATATTGTTGCAGAATATTCTACTGACAATAATATGGATGAGAATACAAGAATTAGACTGACATGGAATCGTATTAAACGAAATCCACTAGTTAAACCAACCGTAAAAAGGTATCTTGCAAGTCATGTACAATCTAGATTTCGTGCAATTACAGCAGAAGAGATGATGGCAGCAGTACTACTACCAGTGCAGAGGTTTGTTCCTAAAGGTATTGAGAATAAAGTATATGCAGACTCACGCCGTATGGCAAACCAACCAAGGAGAGGATAATGGCGTTTTTAGATGAGTTTATTTCTAACTTCAGTAAGTATGGTGGGCCTGCTCATCTGAACAGATTTGAAGTTTTGATTATATCTCCGTTTCAAGCAAATCCAGATATCCAGACAGATAGATTTGTATCTTTCAAAATTGTAAGTCTTACCCTTCCAGGCAAGAACATCAGAACAGTTACAAATGA